TTAAAACGTCACTAGGAGAGGTTAAGGACTCCCTCGTTACGTGGCTAGCCGAGGAGCCGCCTCGAGTATTTACCTACTCTTTCGCCTGCGACCTACTGGCGTCTTTCTCTGCGGATGAATTCGGGGACTTTGGTATGGATACCCGAGCCTTCGGTCGTGCTCTTTCAGATAGGGGCTATTATTCTAAGCAAGTGCGCGCAGCGGACGGGGAGGCTAAGGTACGTATGTATTATAACCCTAACTACGTTCACGACGACGTGGTGACACTCCGCGAGCTCGTTAATCTGCCTCGGTCTGAGACAGACGAGCGGGAGGCCGGTCGAACGTAACCACAATAAAATAAAACAAATCATTTAGGCGTCGGACACTCTCCGGCGCCTTTTTCGTGGCGTTTTGGCTTTGTAAACAAAAGTTTACAAAGACGGGGGTATCCCTTATAGAATAAGGCCTAGGGGTGTTTTTGTCTTCCCGTGGCTTTGTAAACTTATGTTTACAAAGACGGCTGTATCCCTTATAGCGAAAGGCCTAGAGAGGGTTTTGTCTTGTGTCTTGTTAATATCTCTCTATTCTTATACGTAAGAGAGTTGTTTATTGTTTATAAGAGTAGTTATAAACAGTAAATAGAGGTTATAAACAGTAAACAGCTAATTAGTACGTGCGGGGACTGGGTCCTCCTAATCAAGACACAAGACAAAATGTCGCTTTACCCCCTTGGTAGAAGGGCTGGGGCCGGATTGCTTCCCAAAAAGAACAAGACAGGGCCGTATAAGCTCAAATAACTAAAGAATTACATGGGATTAACTTTTAATGTAGACAAATGCGAGAAATAGTGTACTTTTTTGATAACAGGAGCCCATATGTTAAAGAGTAAAAAAGCTATCAAGCGTAAGCCGAAGCTAACGCAAAAGCAGAAAGCCGCCAAAAAGGCGCTAGAAATCAGTAAATCAGAGCTGAACGAGCTCGTACCGGACCACAAAGAGCATAAGCTAACGCTCAGTGAACTCAAGTTCGTCGGCTACTACATTCTCACTAATGGAAACAAAACCGAGGCTATGAGCATGGCCAGGCCGAACCTTACCCGGAAGAGCGCCTCCGTCCGAGCTAACGAAGTCATGAAACGGCAGAACGTCGGCGACGCGATAGACACCTGGCGGGCGAGATGGTTCGAAGACCTTCGCCGGACGTGCAGGGATAAAGCGGTTAAGATGCTGGCTACTCACGCCTTCTATGACCCGGCCGAAATAATTAACGCTACGGGCACCTTCAAACCTAAAGAAAACCCAGGCTACGACCCGAAGCATAACGGCGGAGAGTTTGACCCTATGCACCCCCTTAAACTCGAGGAGTTTTTACCTGGGGAGCTAACCGACATACCTAAAGAGCTCCGTATGTGTATCACTGGGATAGACCGGAAAGCAGCCAAAGGCTACGGGCTTATTACCTCCGTTAAAATGGAGAACCGGCACGAGTCCCTCCGTATGCTGGCCGAGTTTATGAACCTATTCGAACGAGAAAAAGGCGCAGTCGAGGGGCTATCCGACGAGACCAGTAAACACCTTAAAGAGACTTTTGCGGAGGTTGAATAGTGTTAATTTTAGGCTTTTATTTTTCGCTATCTTTCGCTACTCTGGTAGCAGTCGTCCTCTGGTTTACCAGGGATAACGCCCCAGGATGGCCGGACGTGCCAGAGGACACCGCCTGCAGAGTACAGCCGAGCGAGCCCTGGCCTACAGACGACGAGGGCCAAATGCGACGCAGGATACCGATAATAAAGGCCCAGCAGCAGTTTATACTATGTGGGTGCGAGACGTGCTGCGCCGCTAGGGATAGTATAGCCGCTATGAAAGCGAGGGACATACTCGGGGTGTGCCGCAGGGACGCACTGGCGGCAGCTATGACCTCAGAAGACGACCTCGAAGAGCGGAGACGGTAGTATGGGAGTACCAGAGCATATACAGGCTAAGAGGAAAGCGATAATTAAAGAAGCCTGCGACAAGTACGCAGAAAAGATGGTAGCCGCGCTGCTAGTAGGGACGCACTCTAAGCTAAAGGGCTTTATTACACACGACGAAACGCTCGACCTATCGACATTAAAAGCCAGCGCAGCAGTACGGGGCTAAATGGGCGCCTTTTATTTCACTAAAAAGCACCTCCGCCAGGTGCGGAAAAACCCCACGATTATAGGGAAGCTCGCAGGCTTTAAGGACCTAGGACCTATCCACGACAAGTGGATTAAGGAAGCCTGGGTAGTAAAAGTAGACAGCGTAGAAGACCACCCCGCTATGCAGTGCCATAGAGGGTCATATAAAACATCGGCGATTACGGTAACGGGGGCGATTTGGTGGCTCTTGTTTCACCCCGGAGCCCGTATCGCCCTTATTCGTGAGACCTGGAAGGTCGCCACAGCTACACTACTGACAATTAAACGCGCCCTTCGATTACCCTCGGTTAAGGCGCTTTTTGCGTTCGCCCATAAGATGGTCCCGAAGGCTGTAGTCGACCGGTCCGATAGTGTAACGTACAATTTTAAAACCCGCTCGACTAACGAGGGGAATATCGACGCCTACGGTATCGACACAGTCCCTACAGGGTCACACTACGATAATATCCTATGTGACGATATCATATCGATAAAGGACCGCTACTCCGCAGCTAAGCGCGAAAAGACTATCCATAATCTAATGGAAATAATAACGAATATTATCGACCCAGGGAAGCCCGTATCCGTAGTGGGCACTCCGTGGCATAAGGACGACGGCTGGCAGGCACTCGAGGGCATGGGCATAAAGATAAAGAAATACGACGTAAAAGAAGTAGGTATCCTATCGGACGCCCAGCTCGCAGAGAAGCGTAAGTCGACTACAAACTCGTTATTTAGAGCTAACTATTACCTGGAGCATATCTCCGACGAAGACCTCCTCTTCCAGGACCCGATCTTCGGGAAGTGGGAAAACAACCCTCGCAGAGTGGTAGCCCATATCGACGCCGCCTACAAAGGTAAGGATACTATCGCATTTACTATCGCCGCTCGCAGACCTTCGGACAACAAAATACAGGTCCGGGGCTGGGTGTTTACCGGTCACATAAAAGACAAATTAATGTTTATTAAAACTATGTGCCGTAAGTACGGGGTAAAAAAGGTATATTGTGAGAATAATAACGACCAAATGGAGTACTTACCCGAGAAGCTCAGAGAGAAGGACGGGTCCGTTAGGGGCCTAAATGTAGAGGCGTACCACGAGAGCGCTAAAAAGCACCAGAAAATAGTCTCCTACATTTCCGAGTACTGGCACGAGATAGTATTTACAGACGACACGGACGAGGCCTACATAGGTCATACGTGCGGCTACATAGAGGACGAAGAACCGGACGACGCGCCGGATTCTCTAGCCTCTATACTCCGCGAGGCGTTCTTCTCTACCGCTAAGAATAGAGAGCACGAAATAATGAATCAAAGATAAAGGCGATAAGATGGCTAAACCGACTAAAAAAGAACAAAAATACCAGGAGATACAGGACGGCTGGGACAACCTACTCGCAGGACTCGGGGGTAAGGGAGACCGCGCCCTGCAGTCGAAAGTAGGCTATAAGGCACTCCTTACAGAGCTCGAACTAACTAACGTATGGTTTAGCGAGGGTATGGCGCGTAAAATCGTTACGGTAGTAGCTGATGATATGACACGGGCAGGCTTTACAGTAGACGGCGACGAAGACGGAAAGATTAACGACGTACTCCGAGGGCTGGACGCAAACAACTTAATTAATGTAGCTATGTACTGGGCCCGCCTCTATTCTGGGGCCATCATAGTAGGCGATATCGCGAATAGCGGAGACCTCGAGGCCATTTTACCAGCTACATACGGCGAAGTCGAACGGCTGCGCCTTTTTGATAAGACAGAGATACAGATACAGACCCAGGACCTATACGACGAAACTAGCCCTCTCCAGGGAGAGCCAGAGTATTTTATGATCACCCCACCAGAGGGAGGGGAGCAGTTTAAGGTACACGAGTCACGCTGCGCCTGGTTTAAAGGCGACCCTATACCAAATAACAGCACCTCGTCCCCAGATATCAATCAAAGGTTTTGGGGCGCCTCGGTTCTCCAGGCACTTATGGACGACGTAGCAGCCCTGGGGACCACCCAGCAGTCGCTCGCTAACGTTATGCTGGAAATGACTATAGGTAAGCTTAAACTGGGTAATATCGGCGAGATACTGGCAGAGAATAACTCTAAGGCCCTATACGACCGTATGGAGATCGTCAACCTACAAAAGTCCGTTATCAATATGATGATACTCGGGAAGGACGAGGAGTTTAGCCGCGACCAGGTGACCCTTACGAACGTCCCAGAGGCTATCGATAAAATGTACATGAGACTGCAGGCGGTGTCTAATATCCCACGGGTAAAACTTACCGGGGAGCAGCAGAGCGGCCTATCGAATAACGATAACGCAGGACTGCAGAACTACTACACAGACGTAGAGGCCAGACAGCTACGAGATATGTATACACCTATTTCCCGTATCGTAGCCTGGGTAAATACCTCGCTAAAAGTGCCGAAGGTAGCAGAGCCTCCGGTTATCGAGTTTAACCC